ATTACATCACAAATGCCTTCTCACTCGCATAGTGGAATAGGAACAACAACTGTTACATTAGATGATCATTTTCATTATGTAGCAGCCACTGGTGGAGAAATTAATGCAGTTGTTGATTCTACACATGCTGTAGTAAGAGAAATTGCTCTTGGTGGAAATAGTAGTTATAGATTATCTAATAGTAGTCAATCAGCTGGTGCTGGTATAAGTAGTTTGTCTAAGAGTACTGTAAGTTCTAATACTCCTGGTAACGTAGCTCTTGGAATTGACAATACAGGTGGTGGTGGTTCTCATGCAAACATTCAACCTGTTATTGCTGCGTATTATATAATGTATATTCCTTAATTTATTTAAACTAATAATAAAATGGCTTGCAACCCTGGCGATCCTTGTTATAACGCATATTATCATCCTAATGAAAACTGTAATTCACTTCCTTGTGCAACTACAGCAAATCTTGTTATATATAATGGACCTAATCTTCCTTGTTCAGGAATTCACACTGGAGATAATTTAGATTGTGCTTTATCAAAAATAGATGATGCTTTATGTAATGGTGTAGTAGGACTGAATGGAACCTCTGGTACTTCAGGTTCCTCTGGCTCTTCTGGTATATCTGGAACTAATGGAACATCTGCAACCTCTGGTGCTACAGGTCCTTCTGGATCAAATGGTACTTCTGGTTCATCTGGAGTTACAGGTTCATCTGGTACATCATCAAATGGTTCTAGTGGTACAAGTGGTTCTTCTGGTAGAGCTGGTTCAAATGGAACTAGTGGCTCTGGTGGTGTAAGTGGTACAAATGGTTTAAGTGGTACTTCAGGTACTTCTGCCACTAGTGGTACTTCTGCTGCTGATGGAACCTCTGGAACTAATGGAACTACTGGAACAGATGGAAGTTCTGGAACTAGTGGTCAGGATGCCACAGCAGGAACTTCTGGTCAAGATGCTACAGCTGGTACGAGTGCAAGCTCAGGTACATCTGCATCTAGTGGATTAACTGGTACAGCTGGCACAGCTGGCACTTCAGCATCTTCTGGTACTGCAGGTCAAGATGGAGATAGATATTTAACATCTTCTGTTACATCTTTAACAATAGGTACAGGATCAATAAGTTTAACAGTAGGAACAGGACTAGCATATAGTATTGCACAGACAGTTATCATAGTATATGATGTAAGCAATACAATGCAAGGAACTGTTACCTCTTACAATAGTGGAACAGGTGCTATGGTGGTTAATGTCACCACAGCAGTGGGTGCAGGAACTTATGCTGTGTGGACAGTGAATCTGTTTGGTGCAGCTGGTGGTAATGGTACTTCTGGAATAAATGGTACAGCTGGTACAGCTGGTACATCTGCTTCTTCAGGTTCGTCTGGTTCTTCAGGGTCATCTGGTACCTCAGGTACCACAGGTACAACTGGAACATCAGGCACTTCAGGTAGTACAGGAACTTCAGGTAGCACAGGAACAACAGGTACATCAGGTACTGCTGCCACTTCTGGTACAAGTACTGGAACAAGTGGAACAAGTGGTTTAACTGGAGCTACTGGAACTTCAGGAACTACAGGAACTTCTGGAGTTAATGGCACAGCAGGTACAAGTGGAGTAAGTATAACAGGTGCCTCTGGATCATCAGGTACTTCTGGATCTTCTGGATCTTCTGGTTCTTCTGGTTCTACTGGTACATCTGGTTCTAGTGGTTTAACTAATGGTACATCAGGTACCTCAGGTAGCACAGGAACATCAGGAAGTTCTGGATCATCTGGAACATCAGGAAGTTCTGGAACAAGTGGATCTTCTGCAACTAGTGGTTTAACCAATGGTTCTTCAGGAACATCAGGTTCTTCTGGAGCAAATGGAGGACCTGGTGGTAGTGGATCTAGTGGAACATCAGGTTCATCTGGTTCATCAGGATCTAGTGGATCTAGTGGTTCTTCTGGATCAAGTGGTTCTAGTGGTGCAGGTACAATTAGTGGTACAACAAATAATCTTGCTAAGTTTACTAGTGCTACAGCAGTTGGTGATGCTCCCATAACAGATAATGGAACTGTAGTTAATTTTACTAGATATGTATCTATTAATGCTGTTGGTGGAGCAGGACAAAGTCTTGAATGTAGTGGAGGTGTATATAGTGGTACAGAAGTAAAAAGCAGTGGTCACTTTGTAAATGATGTTGTAGATAAAGGTATATATAACTCAGCATTAGGTTTTTCATTTTATGCAATTACAGCTACAGGATGGTTATCTAATACATCCATCTCAGCAACAGCATTTTATGAAACTTCTGATATTAGATATAAAACTGTATTAGAATATAATCCTCAAATAGATTTATTAGGAATAGATGTAATCAAGTTTGTAAGAACTGACGATGACACAGATAAAGTAAGATATGGTTATTCTGCTCAACAAGTACAATCAATACTTCCAGACGCAGTTACAGGAGAAGATAAACTATCTGTAAACTATATGGACGTACATACATTAAAGATAGCAGCCTTAGAAAAAAGAATTGCAGAATTAGAAGCTAAATTAAACAAATAATGAGTTGGAATACATTACTACCTAATCAGTGTATATCATTTAATAATTTACAAGATGCTTGTAACACAGGATTGTTTTTCTTTAGTCAACCTATCCCTGTAAGTAATGAACAAATTACCAAACAAGATTTTGAAGATTATATAGTTGTACCTAGTAGTGTATCAGAATATCCTCCATTTGCTAATAAGTCTCAAAATCAACTAATTGTAAAAGACAACGTTGCATTATATGGAGGTGCTACATTAGTTCCTAATTATGGTATATCTTTCACAGGAATATATTATTATGATCTTTCTACTCAAATACCAGTGGGACTTTGGAGTCTTCCTGCATCTTCAACTCAAACTTCTCAATACTATTCTCAATTTGGTAGTAGTCTTGACCCTTTTTTATATATAGAAGTTGATGGTACTAGTACTAGCCCATCAGGATTTTTTAGTGTGACATTATCTGTAAATGGAAATGTAGTCTCTGATGGTACTTTTTTTAATGTAAGTGGACCACAATATACTTTAATTCCTCTTAATTATGAAACTATATATGCTCCTAATGATATAGAATTAACTATCATTGATGGACAGGCAACTCCTATAAATATTACCTTCCAAGATCAGAATGGAGGAATTCCTATAAATGCAGTATCTATGAATAGGGGATCTGGTCAATATCAAATGGTAGCAACTGGTGCTGGATCTTCTGGTTTTGGAGTAGGTTTTTTACAAGGAAGTTTATATAGATCTATTGATTATGGTGCAACATGGCAAGCATCTTCTACTAATACATTATACTATTGGCAAAGAATAGCAATGTCTGATACAGGTCAGTATATGATTGCTAGTTCATTAAATGGTCCACTTTTCTTATCTACTAACTATGGTGCATCTTATACTGATATAACTCTAAGAGTAAATGCTCATACAACAGAATATTTTGAAGGAACAGGAATGTCTGGAAATGGACAGTATATAATTGTTTGCTATGAAGAAATAGGTACTCCAAAGTTTAGTACAAAGATTTCAAACAACTATGGAGCAAATGGCTCTTGGTCATATGTTCCAGGATTATCATTATCAGATGCTAGTGTACAAGGAGTGGCAATAAGCAACGATGGTCAATTTATGTATCTTTCATATACTACTACTTTTACTGGAACAGTTTTGAGATCGTCTAACTATGGTGTAAGTTGGCAAGCAATAAGTGTTGGAACTCAATATGTAAGAGACATTAGTTGTAGTAGTGATGGTTCAACTGTTGTTGTAACAGGAGCTACTAGTGGGTATGGTGGAGGATATTTATCAAGAGGATGGATTTTTAAGTCTACTAATTATGGAGCATCTTATACTAGTATTCAAACTGGAAACTCTAACTTACGAAACTGGTACAGAGTTGGACAACTATATGACTATGGACCATCTCCTTCTGGATATGGTAGTGTAATGACTTATATAGGTGACTATGCTGGCCAATTAACTGATCCATCAGAAACATCTCCTGTTGGTGGTGATACTTTAGGATCTGTTATTCTTAGTGGTGTTACTGGTATGGGACTAAAAGTATTTACAGATTGTGCTGTAGGTGGTTATAATGGACCATTAAGACTACTTGCATCAACAACTGGATTATTTAGATCTGATAATGGAGGAATCTCGTGGACTCAACTTTAATATAAAAAAACCAAATATAAAATGACAGTATTAGTAACATTAACTTTAGCTGGGGCAGATACAGGGCCCTTCAATCTTTATTCAGACGCTGATGGCTTTACAACAGCTCTAGCATCTGGTATATCAAAAGCTGCTTTGCAAGCAGGATATAGTCTTACAGGTGTGCCTGACAATGCTACAATCATTAGAACACAATCTGAAGGAGCTTGTGTAAACTTTATTGATATGTTTATCAGTGGAACAATAACCACTACAACAACATCAACTTCTTCTTCTTCAACAACAAGTACAACTACTACAAATCCATTGGGTTGTTTAACTGGTGATACAAACGCAATTGCTACATGCTCTGCAGGTGATTCATCATTATTTACAGTGACAGCAGGTAATACAGCATTTATTACTCCTGGTGGATATTACTACTCTGGAACTGGTACAAGATACTATTCAGCATACATCATGGACGCTGCAAACACAACTGTACTATATACATTTAGCTATGTCCAAGTAGGTTCTAATCCAGGAACATGGACATCTAGTTTAACAAATTACATTCTACCTGCAGGTACGTATCGTTTAAGAACTGATATAGTAAACTGTTCAACTAATGGCTCTGGTACATTTAGCTTAGTTGCCACTTGTAATGATAGCTATTACTATTACAACATACTAAGGTTGGATTGTACTCAAGATTGTGCAGAAGGAACAACTGCTGTAGGAAGAGCTACAAATGCATTAGACCTTGGTTACTTCTATCATCCACCTGCAAGCACTGATGTTTATGAAATATTAAACCCTGTAGCTGGACCTTACTTTAATGTAGATTTATTTGGCTCACCAAGCAGATCAACCTGCTCTGAAGCTTGTACTGCTTAAGATACCAAAAAATCCTGTTTATTGGTTTACAGGATATCCCCTGGCCTTTCAAGGCTGGGGGTTTTTGTTTAAACTCTAACTAAAAAAGTTATTCTATATAACCAAAATAGTTAGATTATTTTTGGGAATTTCAGAAATAGTTCCTATCTTTACAATAATTTTAACCAAAATAAACTATATATGCCTGACTATCAAGCATTGCTGAACCAGCTAGAAGAGATTTTGCACTGGAAAAAGAGTAAAAAATTCTACGCTGATAAGCTTGGAATTGCAGAATCAGACGTTGATGAGTTATTAAAAGAGTTGAGAACTAGAGAAAGTATTATACAAGAAGCAGAATTAGGTAACTACATTTCTGAGTTAGAGGAAACAATAGTAAGATTTGAAGAAGACATTCTTAAAGGAACTGGAGAGATTGTCATCAATACAAAGGATGAAATCAAAAGCTTAGATGAGCTTATAGTAAAGTGTAAGATTGACACAGATAAGTGGGAGATTACAAAGTACGTACAGAATTATTGGGGAAATGGAGAAACACCCCATTGGCAAGTCAAAGCATGGTTAGGGAAGAAGTCTACAGAACAAGTTTTTCAAGATGCGTTTGTAGACTTTTTAGCTTCATATAAGCCTGTAAGTCAGCAAGTTATGAGTCCTAAGTTTGATCCAGAGAGACCAAAAGGTATGTTAGTCATCAACAAACAAGACTCTCACTTAAACAAATGGGATGTAGATGGTAATAACAATGTACTAGATAGATTAGCTAAGATTATGTATAAGGTGGAGTTGATTGCTGTACAAGCTCAACTTTCAAACAACCTAGAAGAAATCACATACATTATTGGCTCAGATGAGTTTAACAGTGAGTTTACAGGAATGACTACAAAAGGAACCCCTCAACAGAATACACATACATATCAAACTTCATTTGAGTATATATGTGACCATGAGGTGTTAATGATTACAATGTTATTACAATATGCTGAGAATGTGAATGTTGTGTACGTAGCAGGTAATCATGATGAGTTTGTAGGATGGCATATGGTTAATTGGTTACAGACTTACTTTAGAAATACAGAGAGATTAACATTTGATTGTTCTCCTAAGTATAGAAAGTACATAAGCTATGGTAGATCAGCATTGATGTTTAATCATGGAGATGCTATTAAGCCTGCAAAGCTTGCTGCATTGTTTCCAATAGAGTATAGAGAAGGATGGTCTTTCCATCAGAACTTCTATATCTTCACAGGAGACAAACATCATGAAGTGAGTCATGATTTCAATGGTATTAAGTTTTATCAAATCCCAGCATTCTCTAATTCTAAGAGTCTTTGGGATGACAAGAATGGTCACACTATGTCCAAAGCAGAAGTGACAGGTTTCCTAATAGATGGGGAAGATGGAATAACAAATATATTCAAACAGTATTTATAATGGCTACATTAAGAAAAATGGTCTCAGATGTTCGTGCAATGCACAAACTATTAACAACAGATAACCTTATCACTGATAGGGTTGTTGCGTCTGAGATCAGGAACAATACATTTTTACTAATTAAGAGAGAAACAAATCTTAGAAAGCTTTGGGCTACTGATACAGTATTCCAGACACTTCCTTGTTTGAGTATGGTAGAGGTTCCTATTTCTGATTGTTGTGAGTATGTAGATCCTTGCAATGTAGCAAGAAGCCAATATAAACTTCCTCGCATTAGTGAAGGAAACTATCAATATCTTATCCAGGGTGTTTACTCTATCAACGCTATGGGTGGTAAAGGAAGAAGATTTAAAGAGATCACAATTAACAGATATTTAAATTTATTAAAGCTGCCTATCATTAAGAAAGAGCAATACTACTGGATAGCAAATGGTGGATATTTATATGTTAATAATCCTAGTTTACAATCAGTAAGAATTGCTGCATTCTTTGAAGAAGATATTCCTAATGATATATTATATCCATCAGACTGTGCATGTGGTCCTACTCCTCCAGTAAGTAATGAAGATTACTGTTTAAACCCTTTAGATAAAGAGTTTGGATGTCCTGGTTACTTAGAGAAACAAGTGTTAGAGTTAACATCTCAAAAACTATTATCTACTTACTTTAGCATTAAAACAGACATGACATTTGATGGTATAGATGGTCAAGCTACTAATGCTAAACCAACTAGCTAATGCGAACCAAGATTGATTGGAGAAGCTCCAGTAAAGAAAACTACAACAACTTCTGCAAAAAAAACCCCACTGTAAAAATTACATTTGATCAGTGGAAAAACATTATATATCAATATAATGAACATTTCAAAAACTACATTCTAGAAACAGGAGAAAGAGCAAGACTTCCTTTTGGCTTTGGTGAGTTCTCTATTAATAAAAAGAAGAGAAAGAAAATGAAAACAGTTGATGGTAAAGAGATGGTTAACTTACCAGTTGATTGGAAAAGAAGCAAAGAAAAAGGTAAGATCATCTACAACTTCAATTACCATACAGAAGGTTACTTCTTTGGATGGATGTGGTTTAAAGAGTCTGCTAGAATTAGAAATATAAATCTTTGGTATTTCAAACCCTCTCGTACAACTTCTAGATTGTTGTCCCATTACATAAACACAGACGAAAAATACCAGCACCTTTACAGGGAATGGAAAAATTAAAACAATATGGCATATTATTACAAATACAACTTTGTCTCTCCTGAGCCAATTTACTCTATTGTTAAAGAAGAATTAAAATCTTATTTTGACA